CTGCAGAGCCTGCCTCCGAGCCGTAGAAGCTCACGAGGATGTCGAGCGTCTCGTGCGTCTGATATTCGTCATAGCCCGGCGTGAGGCCCACTGCAGGGTGATGCGTCACGTAGGCGAACTTCGGATTCGTGCGATTCACAATGCCGAACGCGGCCCAGTCGATTCCGAATGCAGGAAGGTCGGCGGGCTCGGGTTGCCAACGAGGAAAGAACAGCGTGCCGGGCAGGCCACATATGCCGACGAAGAACTGCTGCAGAAAGCGAAACAGTGCCTGCCCTTCGAGCGGTGCCGGCGATACTGCAGGGATCAGATAGCCGCCGGTGGCGGAGGTATTGGGCATCAGGTGTTCACCGCATCAATGCTGTCGATCGAAGTCACGAGTACCTTGACCCATCCGGGCCCGTAGCGAGTCCACGGCATCACGTCGACCACGAGGAACGTGTCGCCATTCCAGAGCACGTTGTCGGGCTGATACAGAGCACCCTGATGAGTCCGCGCCGCGGAGTTCAGCAGCGCGCGCGTGAAGATCGTGAGCGAGCGCTGGCCGAACTGGATCTCGGGATGCCGCTTCAAGTCAGACGGTTTCGCCGGTGTCACGATTCCGAGCACGTTGTGCGTAGTAACGTTCGCCGGCGTTGTCACTTCGCCGTATGTGTTGATCGTCTGAGGACGCTGGACGATCGCAAACCGATCCGTGAATTGCGGATCCAAGAGCATCAAACTCGGATCGATAAACGGACCGGCCACGGCATACCTGCTGCGACGCGCGTAGATCACTCCGACTGCGGTCATATCCGCACCGCTTGACACGGCGACCTTCATCCCCATGTAAATCGTGGTGTTAACGGAGACGTTGAACGGTTGAGTCGGCACCGCTGCGGATACAGGCGTAGCCAACGCGACGCCGTATGCATCAGATGCGCACAGAAGTGCCGCAGGCAATGTCCCCGTCGTGGTATTGACGCCGACAGATGCGTCGGTCGGAACCGCGGAACCGCCGGTGCTGCTAAGAACCGCAGAGCCCCACGTATCCCAATCTCCCGGAGGCAGAACCAGAGATACGAGATTGTGCGTGCCAGTGGTTGCGAATGCTACCGGCGACGCTGTAGTGGCCTGCAGCAGTTGACCCACGTTGCCGGGGCTGGCCGCCGAACCATCGGTGATGCCTGGTAATTGACCGATCGGACCGAACACGCCTTCGCCTTCGACGGTCTGCAAACCTACAGGCACGCCATTATTGAGAACGAGCATCAAGCCGGTGACACCCGTGAGATCGAGGTAAGTGATTGCCATGTCTTACTCCTTGTTTCCGACCAAGTCAGTGCGCTCGCGCTTTTGACGCTCCGAAAGCTGGCCGGGATGTGATCCCGGAACGAACGTCCCCGCACCATTGCGAGGATGCTCAGATTCTTTCAACGGTTTGCCCGCGCCTTCACCGAACTGTCCGCGGCCGCCGCGCGGGTGTTCTTCCGGAACGAAGTCGACAGTACGTCCACCGTGGTGGATGTGAATGCGAATACTCATAGCAGCGGCGCCTATTCTTTGCGCTTCGCAAACTCAGCTTCGCGCTTTCCCTCTCCCTCTTCGCGCGAGCCCCGCGGACTCGAACCATGCTTGGCCGCATACGCCGATGCACCGGTCGCAGGTTTCGCAGCGCCGCCACCTCCCGTCGAGGAGAACTTGCCACCTTCGCGCTTGTGCTTCGCTTCGTTGAACGCGCCGGCATCAGCCGTTGACTGACCGCCGAACATGCCCGGGGCCAGGTGCAAGTGGATGTGAGTGTGCTTCGCCATTTCAGTGCCTCGGGTCATGTGGCCACGCGGGCCAACTGGGTTCTTCAAATCCGTTGTACGACATGTGGATGTAATGCACATCCTCACCGGTCATTCCTGGCAACCACAGGGTGCTCGACACGAGCGCGCCGTCGTCGCATTTCCGTTCACTCGTGACGATGACTCCCATGTTGGCGTAGTTCGACATCTCGATCGCGAAATCTGCGCCGTTCATTTCGCGAATCTCTTGTGTCTCGATCAACTGCAACACGTCCACCGGAACGAATCGCTTACGACTCATTTGTCCCTCACCACGTAGGTTACCGCGTTACGCATCTGTCCGGTCATCACCAGGGTGTTCGTCCGGGTCACGCCCAATGCGATTCGCTTCGCTATTGTAACCGCTGCGAGAGGCGGCGGTATGTTGCTGTTGATCTTTTCCTTCACCGCATCGCGCGCGACAGTGCCTGCACGATGCAAATTCACATCGACCGCGCCGGCGTCACCGGCGATAGCTGCTTTGGCTGAGGCTCGGAAGTATTTGTTCACGCCCTCCTGCGCGTCTCGAATCCCAGGCATCAGCGTCGGCCGGGCCGGTATGTTGGCCTCGGGCGCGCCGAACTCATGGATGTAGAGCCGCGCTGCATTGTTCAGTTCCTCATCCTCTTTGCGCTCTGCGGCTTCAGCCGGGATCCCGACCAGAACCTGCTTCTTCACGAGCGCTTCGAGGGCGTCCACAACCGCGTCAGAGCGATCCTTTGACTGGGTGACTCCGTTGCCACCCACCTTCTTGAACTCGCGCCCCAGGCCCGATATCAGCGCACGCAGGGCCGCTTCTTCCGGGCCCGCCATCACTGCGTCCAGTTCTCAAACCACGGACCCGTCCACGGCTGCCCCATCGGGTAGCCGACCGCGCCGCCGCCCTGGCCGAGCGGCGTGATGCCGAAGCCGACCTGAATCGGGCCGGCGCCGAACTGGCGCGCGAGCTTGATGAACCGGGTGCCGTAGTTCGTCAGCGCCCAATGCTGGTCATCCTCGTTCACTCCAGACGCGACGTCGTAGGTGATCGTAAGTTCGCCCACCGTCTTGCTGACGATCGGCCCCGCGGTCATTCCAGACGGCGCGCCGTTCGCACCCTCAGACGCACCCAGGTAATCCAGGGTGACGTTGTGGGCGATGAACAACTGCGCGCCCAGGTCGAGCGCGCCGCGCCAGCGACACGGCGACAGGAACAGGTACGCGTACTGCGACCAGAAATTGATGGACGCGTCGGGATACGCTGTCGTCGACGTGAAGGCCGGGAAATTGGCGCGGAACTGTGCGGCGGTGATGGCCACGGATTACCTCGGGGTGACGATGCCGTTCGCGTTCTCAGGATCGTGCTCGTTCTCGCCCCACATCTGATGGATGGCGTCCTGCATGTCCTTCGCCGAGCAGGTTGCCACGTAGGGGGCATCATGCATCGGATGCTTCGCGCCGAACATTGCCTCGTCGTCCTTCGCCGCTTCGCGCTTCGTGTTCTCGGCGATAGCGATGGCCTGCTTCTGGGGCATGTCGGGATGAGCGTGCTTCTCGATCGCGATGTTCTTGCCGACCGCTTCTTCGCTTGCCGAATGGATCAGGGGCATGTCAATCTCCCAAAGTGAAAGAGCCCGGGGTTTGTGGCCCCGGGCTCTCGGCGGAGCCACTGACCCCGGTGTTTCTTAGACGCCGTAGCGCCAGCCGGCGGTTTCCGGATACACGACTTCCACGACGCCGAGACGGCAGAAGTAGGTCGTCATGTGCCAGATGCCCGAGTACTGGATCGGCGTGCGCTGAAGCATGGTCATCGGGTAGCGGACGCGGTTGTACTGCTTCGTGTAGCAGAACATCACGTCATTCGACGACGTCTTCGTGCCCGGCGTGCCGAACGTGCTGGCGCTGACGCCGGCATTCAGGCCGACCAGCCACTTGCACGGGAAGATCTGCAGACCACCACCGCGGTTCGCGCGGACGGTGATGTTGTTCTCTTCCAGGTACTTCAGGATGGACACGTTGCCGGCGTTGCTGACCTTCTGCGTCGAGATGAACCCGAACACGACCGGCGGGAGCAGCAGGCGGTTCGGCATCACTGCCCAACCGGAAGCCGACCATACGCTGGTGACCAACTCGTTGACGTCGGCCAGGATCTCGTCCGGTTGCTTGCTCGCCCACGGGGTGTAGCCGCTTGCGCCCGTCGCCACGATCTTGTTGTTCGTGATCAGGGTGCTGTTCAGCAGGCCGGTGTCGCCCGTGCCAGTGTCGCCGACGTACATTTGCTCGTCGATGTCCATCTGGTGCTTCAGTTGCAGGAATTCGAACTTCTGCTGGTCGATCGGACGGCCGGTCTTGGCAGCCGATTCGAGTTCCAGGATCGTGAACTTCACTTCCTGTTCCCACACGCGCAGCGGGTTCGTGGTCTTGCTGATGTCGAGCGACTGGCTGGTCACCTGATTGCTGACCTTGCCCGCCCACGACTTGCCGTTGCCGACCTTGTTGCCGGTGCCCAGGCCGCCCGGCGAGCCGCCGGTCGACAGGGTGAACGACGACAGTTCGTCGGCGATCGTCACGTCTTGACGCAGATCGATGTCACGGTGCCAGGTGACCGAAGCCAGCGGCATGTGCAGCGTCTGATCCAGACGTTCGAGTTCGCCGACCATGAAAGCGCCGGTCGAGTCGGCAGTCCGAAGCACCTTCCCGGCGGCA